TAGAGGATAATGGCAGGTCAACTTGATTCAGTATTTAAAAATGTTGCTAAAAGTGTTGTTGCAACTTTAGGTGATTCTTTTAATCACACAATTACTTTTGTAAAAAAAGGAATACAAGAATATGATGTCGATAACGGTCAGCTTGTAAGTATAGACACTACTTATTCAGATATTAAGGTTCCACTTGAATTTATACAATCTGAAGAAGAAGAAGGACAGGAAATTAGAAGAGCTAAACTTTACATCACCCCAGACTTGATTGGTGATAACCAAATTACATTTCAAGATAAGATAAAACTCACATATGATGGACAGTTAAGAACTGCACAAATTTATGACATAGATACTAAGAAAGGAAATCAAGTTTATCTTTACACAATTTTGGTGCGATTCTAATGGCAAGAAAGAAAGATTTTTTAAAAAGTAATCCTATGGCAGACATGGAAGCACAAATAAATGCTGATTTTAATACGTTAATTAGAAAAACTCATAAAAGTTTATCAACGAAAACTCATAGTCCTGTATGGACAGGATTTTTTGCATCTAGTTGGAAAGTGCAAACTACAGGTGTCAAAGCAAAAGATGATATTAGAAAATTCAAGCCGTGGGCAGATATTAAAAAACAAAATTCATTTAGTAAAGATGGACGTTGGAACAGTAAAAGACCATCTAATCCAACAGTAAGAATAAGGTATCCCGTTAATAGAACTTTTAATATCAAAAGACCTGTGTTTATTGGTAACAGAGCAAAACACGCTGCATATGCTCTCGAAGGTGGTAAAATTCAAAATTTTATACAAGGACGCATGGCTAAATTAATAGCAGATACGATGAAAGAAAAGAAAACAAAAGGTAGAATATTCTTACAATCAAGACAGACACCTGGTTTTGGTCAATCAGGTAAATCGGCAGGTTATTCTGAGTTGAACTTATGAGTTTAAAAAACACTAGAGCTACGTTTGAAAAAGCAGTAACCGATGCTGTTTTAGACGATGATCCAACCATTTCTATGGTTTATGACAATCTAAATTTCAGTACACCAGGTCAAGAAGAAAGATATGTAGTGATGAACGTAAATTATTCACAGGCAACATTACAACCTCAAGGAGCAGCTATAGATTATTACTCTGGGGTTATACAATGCAATATTCATGTACCTAAGAACAATGGTACGGGGGAATTGATGGAGATAGCAGAAAAAGTAATAGATGGTTTAACTTCTGTAAATGCTTCTGACTATGTAGATTCATTATCTGTAAAACCTAGAGTTCAAGATATAGTGGGTCCTAATTTATTGGATATTGAAGAAAGAAGTCATTTTGTTGGTGTAATATCTTGCCAATTCTCGGCTAATGCCTAGTATAATAAAGTAGCAATACTTATTTTATGACTAGAGCAATCGACCTTTTGAAGAATAGTTTTGGTGTCAGCCAGCTATATAAATATGATGTAAAAAAAGAGGGAAAAACTATTTTTACTGTTTATTGGCATCCACTTACTATCGCAGAAAGAGAATCAATACAAAAAAAATCTAATGCTGATGATGTAAATGATTACGCATTAGCTTTGATGATTACAAAAGCATTAGATAAAAATGGAGATAAATTATTTCAAGATGGAGATAAAGCTTCTCTTAGGAGAGAAGTAGAAGCAAATATTTTACAGGAAATACAATTAGCTATGATAAATGCTGGTCAAGAAAAGGAGGTATCAGAGGCTAAAGCCGAATTGAAAAGCTAGTAATAATTGGAAATTTATTTTTTCATTAGCTAAAGAATTAGGAAAAACTGTTGCTGAATTGTGCGAAACTTTAACTGTGGAAGAGATGGTAGGTTGGGCTGCTTTTGCTGAAATAGAACATGATGAATATGAAAAGCAAAAAGAACAAGCACAAAGAAATAGTGCTATAAAAGGCAGAAAGCGGTAAGATAGAGAAAATATTGCGGTTCTTTTTAAAAAGTGGCTAATTATGATGTTCAAATAGCTATAGCTGTTAAAGGACAGAAGGAACTACAAAGAACTCGTGTAGAAACTAGACTTTTACAAAGGTCAATAGATAGGTTAAATAAAACAGTTGTAAAAGATAGCAAAAAAAGTCTTAAATCATTTGATAGTTTAAGTAAGGAAGTTTCTCGTGCTAAAAGAGCTTTTCAAACAGCAGCTATAGGAACTGACGATTATCGCAAAGCAATCCGAAATGTAATTAAAGTTGAAGATCAGTACAATAAAGAATTAATCAAAAAAAATAAACTTTTTGAAATAGAAAAAATTGCTTATAAAGATGGCATAAGTTTTAGTCAAGCAAAAGAAAAAATAATTCAAAGAGAAATAAAAGCTGAAAACGAATTAGCAAAAGCACGATTAAGAAGTAGTCGAGTAGGATCTGCTATTGGTAGAGGTGCTGCGAGTGCTGTGGGTAGTGGAATTATTGGTGGTGGTTTTCCTTTGTTATTTGGACAAGGGCCAATATCTGCTTTAGGTGGTGCTGCTGGTGGTGTAGCTGGAGGAGCGTTATCAGCAATACCAGGTATGGGTCAGTTTGGTTTTGCACTATCTATAGCTGGTACGGCCATTGGTTCGGCTATGGAAGATTTAAGTGAAGCAATGCGTAAGCCAGAAGATAACATCGAAAATTTAATTGGAAAACTAGGATTAGTTGGAACTCCTACTGAAAAAATGGCTAAAGAGTTAGAGAAACTAGGTTTAAAAGGTTCAGCAGCAAAATTAGTTATGGATAAATTTAATGAAAGATTTGGAAATACTCCTGATATTTTGAGAGAAAATTCTGAAAAAATGCTTGAATTTAAAAATAAAATAAATGAATTAGGAACAGCCATAACTTTATTTTTAGGGAAGGCTTTAGTTCCATTTATTGATTCCATAATGAGCGGAATGACTCAAGGAAATTTATTAAAATCATTAAAAGCTCAAGAAGGTGAAAATTTTGGTAAAGTTCAACAATCTATTGTAAATCAATCTCAATTAGAAGCTCAAAGGTTATTTCAAACTACAAATCAAGGTAAGGATATTGGTAAAAGTTATAGCCAAATTTTTGATGAAAGACTTACTTTTAATCTTAAAAAAGCAGTTGGCTCACCAGATGCTACTGCAAAACTGTTTTCTGCAACCCCTCAAGGCGGTTCTTCTCTAACAAATCCAACTCAAGATTTTATTGAGAAAACAAAATTTAATAAAGAAATTTTACCTTTACAGCAAGCTTTAGAGATCGAGAAGAAAAGACTAGATATTAGCAGTGAAAAACTAACCCTTATGCAAGAACAATTTGAATTAACTAATTTAGAAAATGAATTAGAACTTTTAACATTAGACAATAAAGGAACAGAAAATGGTTTACATGATGACACTATAAAAAAATTAGAAGCACAAATTGATTTGCAAGAAGCTGTTGTTGCTAATGCAGAAGCACTTGTCGATCCTTTCAGACAAGTTTCTAATATTATTGCTCAAGATATAGGTGATGGTATTAGAGGTTTAATAAGAGGAACTGAAACTTTAGGTGGTCTTTTAAATAATGTAATAAACAAACTAGCCGATGGTTTTATAAATTTAGGACTTTTTGGTAATTTTGGAGGAACTTTTGAAAAAGGTTCTGGTTTACTAGGAAATATTTTTGGCGGTAAGAAAGCGATGGGTGGTCCTGTTAGTTCGGGTAAATCTTATTTAGTAGGAGAACGTGGTCCAGAAATGTTTAGTCCAAGTAGGTCTGGGATGATTACACCAAATCATGCTCTCGGTGGGTCAACTAACATAGTCGTTAACGTAGATGCAACTGGCTCGTCAGTTGAAGGAGATGAAGAACAAGGAAGAGAACTTGGTCGTCTTATCTCGGCTGCGGTACAATCTGAAATAATACAACAGAAACGACCTGGAGGAATACTTGCATAATGGCTAATTTCCCTTCAATAGATCCAACTTACGGACAGCGTAAAAAATCTAAACCGAACACTAGAGTAATTCGTTTTGCTGATGGTTATGAACATAGACTTTTATTTGGTTTAGCACAACATCAAAACCCCAAAGAATACTCTTTTACTTTTGAAGTTACGGAATCACAAGCAGATATTATAGAAACATTCCTTGATGCTAGAGCAAATGATAGTGATAGCTTTACTTTTACACCACCTGGAGAAAGTTCATCTTCTGAATTTGTATGTGAAAATTGGACGAAATCAATTCCATATCTTAATAGAGCAACTATACAAGCTACATTTAGACAAGTATTTGAACCAACATCATAATGTCAGTAAATTCAGCAGTATTTAATGATTTACAATCAATAAATCCATCAGCGATTATTGAATTATTTAAGTTAGAATTATCAACTGCAATACATGGTGCAAATACTACTTATCGTTTTCATTCTGGAAGTAGTTTAAATGCCAACGGTAGAATTGTATGGAAAACAGAAGAATATTTTAGATTTCCAATAAAAGCCGAGGGTTTTGCTTTTCAAAAAGGACAATTACCTCGACCAAAATTATTTGTTAGTAACGGAGGTAATACAGGCAGTTCAGTAGATGGTTTAAGTATTTCAGCAGTTCTTTTAACAGTAAATGAAACTACACCTGGAAATGATTTAACAGGAGCTAAATTAACAAGGATAAGAACATTAGCTAAGTTTATTGATGCTGTTAACTTTGCTAATGGACAAAATTCAGATGCCGACCCCAACGCAGAGTTTCCACAAGAAATTTATTATATAGATCGAAAAGCCTCTGAGACTAGAGAACTTGTCGAATTTGAACTTGCAGCCCCAACAGATCTTGCGGGGGTTAGGATTCCAGGTCGTCAAGCAACTCGTTCAGAGTTTCCCTCAATCGGCACGTTTGTAGGATGACTTGGAAGTATAAAGCATTGCTTCATGCTCAACGTGAAGATCCTAAGGAATCTTGTGGTTTGCTTTTAAATGTAAAAGGTAAAGAAAGATATTTTCCTTGCCGTAATCTTTCAATGACAGATCATCAATGTTTTATCATCGACCCAGAAGATTATGTAAAGGCAGATAATACAGGCGAAATAGTTGGAGTAATTCATAGTCACCCCATTACTCCACCTGACCCTAGTCAGGCAGACAAAATTGGATGTGAGAATAGTAACCTTCCATGGCATATTGTTAACCCAAAAACAGAACAATGGGCCTACTTAGAACCCTGTGGATACAAACCGCCTTTATTGGGTCGTCAATGGGTATGGGGTGTTACAGACTGTTGGGCTTTGATTAGAGATTGGTACAAAGAAAATAAGGGAGTAGAGTTAAGAGATTGGCAACGACCTCACACCCCAGAGGAGTTTTTAAAAGATCCTATGTTTGAAAGATGTGCTTGGAGAACAGGTTTTAGAGAATTAAGAAATGACGAAAAACTAGAAAATGGCGATTTATTATTTATGAGTATTCTTAATCCAGGATTAAATCATGTGGCATTATTTTTTGAAGGAGATGTAATTCATCATTTAACCGATAGACTATCTTGTAGAGAGCCTTACTCTGAATGGTTGCTAAAATGTACGGGAAAGAGGTTGCGTTATGTTTCGTAAAATAAAATTATATGGAGAATTGGCTAAGTTTGTAGGCCATAAAGAGTTTAGGGTTAAAGCAGATACAGTTGGTAAAGCCGTAAGTTTTTTAATACATAATTTTCCAGAAGTAGAAAGTTATATGAGTCCTAAATATTATCAAGTAAAAGTTGGTGATTCTGATATTGAAAAAGAAGAAATACACCATCCGATAGGTAATCAGGATATTCATTTTATTCCTGTTATAGCTGGTGCTGGTAGAGGTGGATTGGGAAAAATATTATTAGGCACAGTTTTAATTGGTATAGCTGTAGCATCGGGTGGAGCAGGTTTTATGGCAGGAGGAGCCTTAGGCTTTGGTTCGACTACAGGTGCATTTAGCTTGGCAGCATTAGGTGGAAACATTGGTATTGGATTAGTGCTTTCAGGTGTAAGTGATATGTTGTTTCCTTTACCCGAACCTCAAAAATTTAGTTCAGAAGAAGATCCGCAACTATCTTTTAGTTTTAGTGGAATCCAAAACACTTCTAGAGCAGGTACTCCCGTTCCAATAGTTTATGGTGAAATCTTTACAGGAAGTGTTGTAATAAGTGCAGCTATCGACACTAATCAAGTAGACGTATGACAGACGAACCAAAGATTATTAAAGGTGCTGGTGGTGGGCCAAAGCCACCCCCATCTCCTTACCGTGCTCCTGACACTTTACATAGTAGAAGTTTTGCTACTGTTCAAGACTTAATTTCTGAGGGTGAGATAGAAGGATTCGCTAGTGCATCTAAAGAAGAACTTACTAAAGGAACTACTGCGTATCAAAATGCAAGTTTAAAGGATGTGTTTCTTGATGACACACCAATACTTGCTGCTAATGCTACAAGTGCTAATCCTGCTGAAGCTGATTTTAATTTTCAAGACGTAACCTTTAAATCTAGGTTTGGAACGGCTAATCAAGCTGCTATGAGTGGTATTCCAAATATTAATGAAAGTAGATCACCAACTGCTGTTGCGGTTACTGTAGTCAATGCTGACGGAACTGATAGTGGAGGTATAACGGGATCAGTTAATAGACAAATATCAAATACAGATGTTGATGCTGTAATAGTCACTTTAACTTGGCCTCAAATTCAAGTAGCAGAAGATGATGGAGATTTAAGAGGAGATACTGTTGAATATAAAATTCAAATTAGACATGATTCTGGTAGTTATGTAGACAAAGTTGGAGGCACAGCAGGAACAGCACAAGTATCTGGTAGAACTGCTGATGCCTACGCTAGAGATCACAGAATACAGTTAACTCCTGGGTTTACAACAGTAGATATAAGAGTTATTCGTGTAACAGCAGATAGTTCAAGTTCAAACAGAGTAAATGCTTTTCAATTTACAAGTTTTCAAGAAGTTATAGATAATAACTCAACCTATGCCAATAGTGCTTATACGGCTCTTAGATTAGACAGTAAACAATTTAATCGTATTCCTTCAAGAAAATTTCGTATAAGAGGAATAAAAGTAAGGATACCAGGAGCAGGAGCCAATAATTCTGGTACACCAACCGTTGATATACAAACTGGAAGGATACAATATCCCACTGGATACGTTTTTGATGGCACTTTTCAGGCTGCAACATATACAAATTGCCCTGCAATGTGTTTATTAGATTTACTTACTAATACTAGATACGGATTAGGCAATCATATTACAGATGCTAATTTAGATTTGTTTAGTTTTGTTGCTGCCAGTAAATATGCAAATACTTTAGTTAATGATGGGCAAGGAGGAGAAGAAGCGAGATTTAGTTGTAATGTAAATATTCAGAGTCCTAAAGAAGCATTTGCAGCAATAAATGATTTAGCTGGTGTTATGAGGTGTATGCCTATATGGTCTACGGGAGGAGTAACTTTATCTCAAGATAAAGAAACTTCGACAAGTTATTTATTTAATTTAGCCAATGTAGGTGAAGGTGGATTTGCTTACTCAGGTAGTAGCTTAAAAACTAGACACAGTGTTATTTCTGTAAGTTACTTCAACATGGATTCAAAGGAGGTAGATTTTGAAGTAATAGAGGACTCAACAGCAATAGCAAAATTTGGAGTAAGTATAAAACAAGTAAAAGCATTTGCGTGTACTTCCCGTAACCAAGCTGCGAGATTGGGTCGAGCAATACTCTTCGCTGAACAAAATGAAAGTGAAACAGTTACTTTTACAACTTCTATAGATGCAGGAATTGTAGTACGACCTGGTTCTGTTATTGAGATAAACGATCCAGTGAGGGCAGGAGTAAGAAGAGGAGGACGTATAGTATCTGCTACAACAACTGCTATTACTATTGATGCAGCAACAGCTACTTCTATTCCAGCCTTAGGAGATCCAGCTACTAATCCTACAATTAGCGTTATTTTGAGTAATGGAAATGTCGAGTCTAGAACTATTAGTTCTGCTAACTCAGGGGTGATTACAGTAAGTTCTGCTTTCTCTTCAGCACCAAACGCAAACTCTCCATATTTGCTTTCTAATACGAGTTTACAGACTCAATTATTTAGGGTGATACAGGTAGAAGAACAAAATGATATTAATTATGTAATTACAGCATTGACTTATGTTGAAGGTAAATATGCTTTTATTGAAGATGGTACAGCGTTACCTACAAGAACAATATCTCTTCTAAATCAACCAGCACCAGCACCAAGTAGCTTAACTGTTACTGAAAAAACAGTAGTTATCAATAATATTGCTAGAAGTAAATTAATTGTAGATTGGCAACCAGTACAAGCAGTTACTCAGTATTTAGTAAATTATAAATTTGAAAATGGAAATTATGTATCGCAAGTAGTTTTTAGTTCTGATTTTGAATTATTAGATACTCCTATTGGTGAATACACTTTTCAAGTATTTTCATATAATGCTGCCTTAGTTCTATCGGCTAATCCTGCTGAAGCTACTTTTAATGCTATCGGTAAAACTGGTTTGCCAGAAAACGTAACTGGTTTAACGATTGAACCAATTAATGAACAGTTTGTAAGATTAAGATTTACTCAATCTACTTCAGTTGATGTTTTGCATGGAGGAAGAGTTTACATCAGGCATACAATTCAGAGTGGAGGTGCTGCTACTTTTCAGACCGCACAAGATGTAATTGAAGCTGTTGCTGGTAATGCTACGGAAGCAATAGTTCCTGCATTGGAAGGTACTTATCTTGTTAAATTTCAAGATGACGGAGGTAGGTTCAGTGCTTTAGCAGCTAGTGTCAGTCTTTCAACAGTTCAACTTATAGATGAAATTACTGTAAAAACAGATAGGGAAGATACAGATGGTACACCATATAACGGAACCAAATCAAATGTAGTTTACGATGGATCGTTAGGAGGATTAAAACTTACAGATCCTACAGCAAATGTTACAGGCACTTACGATTTTGTAGATACATTAGATTTAGGAGCAACTTATTCACTACAACTGAAGAGGCATTTTCAAGGAGTTGGTTTTTATGTAGGAGACCAATTTGATAATAGAACCGAAAATATTGATACTTGGGATGATTTTGACGGAACAGTCGCAAACGAAGTTAATGCCAAAATTGCTGTAAGAACTTCTACAGATATGAGTTCATATTCTGACTTTAATGATTTTGCAAATGGGGCATTTAAGGGAAGAGGGTTTCAATTTAGAATTACGTTAACTACAACAGATGTTGCACAGAATATGAATCTACAACAAGCAGGATATTCAGCAGTTATGCCTTCTAGAACTGAACAATCTGCTGTTATAGCATCTGGAGCAGGAGCAAAAAATGTTACATTTACTAATAGATTCTTTGTTGGTACTTCTGGTTTAGGTAACTTAAATAATTTTCTTCCTGCTGTTATTATTTCTCCACAAAATATGGTATCAGGAGATTATTTTGAATTAAGTAACGTATCTGGAACTGGCTTTACAGTTCACTTCAAGAACTCAAGTGATGCTAGTATTAACAGGAACTTTACCTACAGTGCTGTTGGTTTCGGCAAAGGAGGGTAACATGGAGAAAAATAGTATTTAACTGTGGCTGACGTTACAAATTACACAATTGAAAATGCTTCTGGGGCGAATGTAAGAACTGATTTAAACGCTGTTTTTGCTGCGATTCAATCAAGTAATTCAAAATCCTCTGATTTAGCTACAAGTCAATGCGTAGCTGGTATGCCTTTTCTTAATACCACTTCAAAAATTTTAAAGATAAGAAATTCAAGTAATGGTGGATTTACAGATATAGGAAACATAGACCAAGCAAACTTAGGTTTACTGCCAAAGTCAGGCGGTGCTTTGACAGGGGTTTTAGAACTTGATGACTCTAATAGTATTACAAGTCCAGCACTATGTTTTGACGGAGATGAAGATACTGGATTATTTAGACATGCTGCTAACACGATAGGATTTTCTACAGGCGGTACTTTTCAAGCATTTATAGATGCAAATGGACTTACATTAAAGGATCAAAATGAAGTAAGGTTTATGGAGCTTACTTCTCAAGGTACAAATCATATAAGTGTTAGAGCACCAAACGCTGTAGCTTCAAATAGACTTATAACATTACCTGATGAAGATGGAACATTATTGACATCAGCTACAGGCATACAATCCACAAATATAACAGGAGTGTTGATGGCGATAGGAAGCACATCTGTTTCTAGAGGTAACACAATTACAGCATTACCTGGTATGCACTCAATTACCCCTGCTGCTGATAACACATATACATTAGGAACTACAAGCTTAAGATGGCGAGATTTATTTACTAATGACTTAGATTTGAGTAATGAAGGAAGTCAAAATGATGTTGACGGAACCTGGGGTTCTTATAAAATTCAAGAAGGAGAGGAACATCTTTTTTTAATTAACAGAAGAAATGGTAAAAAGTACAAATTTGATGTTACAGAGGTAGACTAAAAACATGGCAATTATTCCAGGAAAAAAGAACTTCACTATTCAACGTAGGGCAGATTTTCCTATAAAATTAACATTTAAAGATTCAACGGGATCAGCAATAAATTTATCTGGATACACTGTAGCTGCACAAGTTTACGATGAATCACGTTCCACAAAATATGCAGATTGGGTAATAACTTATACAGATAGAAGTAATGGAATAATTGATATGAATTTAACTGATACTGCTACTGCAACTTTCACTCCTAGTATTCTTTTTTATGACGTATTATTAACAGAACCGAGTGGTAGCAAAAACTATTATTTAGAGGGTAAACTATTTGTAAGTGAGGGCTACACAGCATGAGCAATTCCAATTCTGTTACTGTTAGTCAAGTTTCTGATGTAACTACAGTTGAGCTAACTACAGTCGGGCCACAGGGTCCTAGTTTTTCTAATACAGATACTACTTTGAACGATTCCAACAAAGTCAACAATTCAGTAGTGTATTTTGATTCAACAAGTGGTACATTTAAAGCAGATTCAACTCGTACTGTAGAAAATTTAGTCGATGGAGGTAACTTTTAATGGCTAACACAATCAGAATTAAAAGATCAACTGGATCGTCTAACCCAGGATCTATGGCTAATGCCGAAGTTGCCTTTAGAGAAGGTGATGAGGTTCTAATCTATGGTACGGGTACAGGAGGTGCGGGAGGTTCAGCTACAAGTATTATTCCTATTGGTGGTAAGGGAGCATTTTTTGATAAAGCAACAACTAGAAACGCAAATATTGTATTAGCTGGTCCTACAAGTGGAAGTGCTGCTGCACCTACATTTAGAGCATTAGTAAGTGATGACGTACCATCATTAGCTCATACAAAAATTAGTGATTTTGATACAGGTGTCAGAACAAATAGATTAGATCAAATGACCGCACCTACAAGTGATGTAGGTTTCAATAGTCAAAAGATTACAGGATTAGCAGATCCAACTGCTGATGCGGATGCTGCAAACAAAGGCTATGTAGATGGAGTTGCACAGGGATTAGATGTAAAAGATTCTGTAAAGGCAACAACTACAGCAAATGGAACTTTATCTTCTGCTTTTGCCAATGGTCAGACTATAGATGGAGTTTCATTATCAACCAATGATCGAATCCTTCTTAAAAATCAAAATACTGCAACAGAAAATGGTATCTATACTGTCAATGCTTCAGGAGCACCTACTAGAGCAGATGATTTAGCTACTGGTGCTGACGCTGCTGGTGCATTTGTATTTGTAGAGCAAGGCACAGTAAATGCTGAAAATGGTTTTGTTTGTACTTCTAATAAAGGCAGTGCAGTTGTTGGAACGAATAATTTAACTTTTGCTCAGTTTTCTGGTGCTGGTCAAATTATTGCAGGAGATGGCTTAGATAAATCTGGTAACACACTTTCCTTAGACCTTAAATCAAATGGTGGTGTAGTTATAGAATCAACTGAATTAGCTGTTGATCTTTCTGCCAGTTCTATAACAGGAACACTTGCGATTGGCGATGGTGGAACGGGGGCTACAAGTGCAAGTGCAGCAAGAACAGCTTTAGGACTTGCGATTGGATCAGATGTACAGGCTTTTGATGCACAGTTAGCAGATGTAGCTGGTCTTACACCTTCTGATAGTGGATTTATTGTAGGTAACGGATCTAATTTTGTTATAGAGTCTGGATCTACTGCTAGAGCTAGTCTTGGATTGACTATAGGTACAGATGTTGAACCACATAGCGATAAGTTAACAGAGCTTGCGACTATGGCTCAGACAACTGCAAATGCTTTGGCAGACTTAACAGAAGCCGAGGTGCAGATATTAGATGGAGCTACATTAACAACTACTGAATTAAATTATGTTGATGGTGTAACTTCTGCGATCCAAACTCAATTAGATAATAAACAAGCCTTAGATGCTGAATTAACAGAATTAGCCACTATGTCTAGTGGTACTGCTAGTGCATTAGCTGATTTAACAGGAACAGAAGTAGCAATTCTTGATGGAGCTACAGTTACAACTACTGAATTGAACATCATTGATGGTGGAACGTCAGCAACTTCAACCACTCTTGCAACAGCCGATAGAATGGTTATAAATGACGCTGGCACTATGAAACAGGTTGCTTTATCTGATCTTGTTACTTTTTTAGAAGATGGTTCTACTTCGGGTTTCGATATAGACGGAGGAACTTACTAAATCTAACCATCAGGAGGCCAAGCAATGTCAAACACAATCAAGTTAAAAAGAGGTTCTGGTAGCGATCCAAGTGCTAGTGATCTTGCTGTTGGAGAAGTTGCGTTACGGACAGATAATGCAAGTTTATTTACTAAAAAAGATGATGGTAATGTAGCTGAGATAGGTGCTGCTGCTGGTGTTAGTGATGGAGATAAAGGAGATATAACTGTCAGCAATAGCGGTGCAACTTTTACTATAGATAATGAAGCAGTAACAAATGCAAAATTAGGCGATCTTTCGATTAATAATGCAAAAGTAGCTTCAGACGCAGCGATAGCAGGGTCAAAGATTTCTCCTACTTTTACATCTGATATAACAATACAAAATACCAGCCCACAACTTTTTTTAGTTGACTCTAATAATAATAGTGATTATTCAGTAGAAAACGAGGATGGAACATTTAGGATAAGAGACACTACCAATAGTGCTGTCAGAATGACCATTAATTCGAGTGGTCAATTTGATTTTGAAGGAAATGTTGATTGCAACTCTGGTCTTGACGTAACAGGGAACATCACAGTTACAGGAACAGTTGATGGTGTAGATATTGCTGCTCGTAATACATTATTTGGTGGATTAACTTCTAGCTCTGGTGTATTGACCAACGGAGTAACAGCAACGACCCAATCAGCAAGTGATAACTCTACAAAGGTTGCAACAACAGCTTACACAGATACAGCTATAGCAAATTTAGTTGATTCTGCACCTGGCACGTTAAATACACTCAATGAACTTGCAGCAGCTTTAGGAGATGACGCTAACTTCTCAACAACAGTTACAAACTCAATAGCAACAAAAATGCCTCTTGCTGGTGGTACGTTTAGCGGTGATGTTCTTTTTCAATGTGATAGCGGAAATATACTTTTTGATAAGTCTGATAATGCTCTTGAATTTGCTGATGATGTTAAAATAAAATTTGGAGGTAATACAGATTTTGAGATTTATCACGATAATTCTGCCACCGCCAATGTTCTTTTAGCAAATAGTGGCACTATAAATATCAGAATGAATAGTTCTGAAAATGCTATTGTTGCAAGGCAAAATGCAGAAGTTGAGCTATTTTATAATAATAATCTCAAGCTAGAAACGACAAATACGGGAATTGACGTTACAGGCAATATCGCAGTATCAGGCAATGTTGATGGTCGTGACGTTGCTAGTGATGGCTCAAAACTTGATGGCATTGAATCTGGTGCTACTGCCGATCAATCAGCAAGCGAGATACTTACACTTATCAAAACTGTAGATGGTAGTGGCTCTGGCCTTGATGCTGACACATTAGATGGCATATCTTCAGCTAGTTTTGTAAGGTCAGATGCAGCAGATACAGCAAGCGGAGATATTACTTTTTCTGGTGGTGCGGGAGCAGCAACCATTTCTGGTGGAAGTGATATAAGATTTGTAAACGGAAGTTGGACAGGAGACACAAGTGCACCAAAAATACAAGGCCATGATAATCGTTTATATATTACTGGCGGTAGTAATGGAATTAGATTTAGAGAAAATAGTTCAGACAGATGGGACATTGACCCAAATGGCGATTTTACACCCGCTAATGACAGCACTTATAATATTGGAACAACTAGCAACAGAGTACTGCATGGATATTTCGACAATTTACATGGAAGCGGAGCTAATATAACAGCTTTAAATGCTTCTAATATTTCTTCTGGAACTATTGCAGCAGCAAGAGTAGCAACACTTAACCAAAATACTACAGGAAATGCTGCTACGGCTGACCATG